CCGCAGCTGGTCATGCCGCCCTTGCGGTACTTCATCTGCTTTTCCATGTTCGCACGCATCACTTTGCCACCTGCCTTTTTGCCTTGCTTGTCTTTCGCGTCTTGGCTTTTGTACGCTTCGTAGCCTTCGTACTCCATGTCCTTGATAGACTGGAGGTAGCTGTTGGCACGATCCAACTCACCAGCGTCACGGGCTTCTTTTTCAGCCTTGACGTAGTAGTCGTACATCTTTTTGTCGAATGCCATACCGCCCCCTTACGCGCACATCAGCGTCACGGAGGTGACGTTTGTTACAGCAACCGTTGAGTAATCGCCAACAGTATCTCCAGTGCGAAGCCCATTTGCCGGAACCATGATGTCTTGCGTAGCTGTCGCTGCTGCTGGCGTGGCAATGTTCAGAATCACCTGAGAACTGCTGTTCTTGGTCACTACGATGGAACCGGCAGTGCCAGCAGCCACATAGTAGAGGCCCTTGATGCGAGTCATCGGCAGGTAAACGCCTTCACTGAGGGCATAACCGATGGTCACGTTGCCCGCCGTGTTGGCATCAGGAGTGATTGAAGTCACAGACACGAAGTAGTTCGTGGAGGTGAATGCGCTGCTGTCGCCAGCCAGCGTTTCAGTCAACGTGTTACCGTCGACGCCCACACCTACGATTGCAAAGTTCTTGCCCGTTTCGTCCCCTACCGGGGTAACAGTGACTTTGTACGCAACCCCATGATATTCAGGCTGCGTATTAGCCAGCGTAAACGGCGTGCTTGCGACTCCGCTTGCAGTAGTGACGTAGAAATCCGCGTCGCTACCGAGCGTTACGGCCCAAATATCAGAGTTCATCAGAAATCTCCGGTTCTACAGGTTCAGGCGCGTCTAACTGCTGGATCAAGTGGTCGATCATCGCAATCGCGCCATTTGCCTGCTGGATCATATTCAGGTACTTGTCCCGCTCTTGAACGGCGTCCTGTTTAATCTCCAGCAGGCGGTCCTTCGTCAGTTCCATTAGCTAATGGCTGCGTCGTACAGCGGCAGGTAGTACGTGGTGCTACCAACTTTGCACTTCAGCGTAGCTGCCGGATTACCGAACGTAGTACCAGTTGCCAAGCAGCTCGTTGCACCTGCGGTCAGGCCAGCCAAATTGAAGAAGAAACCGTTGCTATCAAAAGTGGTGGCGGCTGCACCGTTCACTGAAGCATACATCAGGGAAGTTGCGGTACCGGTCTGAGCGCCAGTGCCCAGATTCAGCTCGATTTCAACCGGAGCATAGGTACCTGAAGTGGTGCCTGCGGACAGGGTCATTTCTGCAACGAACGCAGAACCCAGACCGGTAGTGCTACCAGAGGCGCCATATACAGTGATTGCCTTCAGCGCGTTGGAGTAAGAACCCAGAGCCGCATCAGCATTCAGTTGGAAACGAGTACGACCACCGAGGCCGCCCGCACCGGTCATAGTGACATCGGTTACGCTGGCTTCAAAGGTAGAAGAACCGGTGGAAGTATTAGTGATGGTGGACAGGAAGCCGTTATCAGAGGCGACCGGACCAGAAAACGTCGTGCGGCTCATAGAATTTCTCCGTGTTGCAGCACTCACCATATCGTCTCTGCAAAGTCCGCTGGGTCGGTCGATATGGCTGGATGTCCCAGAACCTACGACAGTTTATACGCGGGAGTTAAACCAAAATCAAGCGAATAAAAAAGGGGGCCGAAGCCCCCTTTCTTTGCTTTATAAGCCGTAGCTTATTAAGCGCCCGGAGAACCGAAGACTCCCAGCGGATCGGACCAGCCGAAGCTATAACGCTCGCGAGCCTTATAACGTACGTTGCCGGTATCGAAATCGCCTTCCATCTTGGTGGACAGCGGGGTACGAACGAAGTGCTTCATGCCGTTCGGGATGTCAGTGGTCAAGAACCACGCATCCGCGTCAGTCAAGAAGTTGTTCACTGCGTAACCGCCCGGAATCGCACCATTGTTGGCGATCGCGTTGATGTCGTTGTCAGCGGTACCGACACGGCCTTCAGTCTCAAGGAGACGGGTAGCCACGAACATCAGGTCACGAGGGATGATCAGCTTACGCGGCTTAGCGGCGATCAACAGACCACGCTCGTCAGTCCAACCACCGATCTGAATTACCGCCGCCTCAAGGGAGGTTTCGTTCAGGTCAGCTGGAGTTGCCGGTTCGTTGGAGTTGACACCACCAGACACCAGCGGGTGCAGGGTAGAGCACAATTCAACGCCGTCACCACCAGTGTAGTTGCTGTCAAACGCGTTGTTCAGAACGCTGGCAGCCTTGATCTGCTTGGTGTAAGCCATAGCACGAGCCAGAGCCTTGGTGTAGCGAGAGGACAAGCTGTCATACAGATTGTCTTCCATTGCTTCTTCAGTGATGCTGAAGCCCAAAGCGATGGTTTCGTGGTTGTAGCGAGAGGTGAACGCTTCCTGCGCGGTGTCGTACTGAATGGCGTCGCCTTCAGACTTAACCGGAGCCGCAGAGAAGCCGCTCAGCTTCACTTCTTCTTCAAAAGAGCGATCAGAACTTTCGGTTTCGAAAATTTCCTTGTGCTCTTCGCCGTAGCGGTTGTACTCCATGCCAAACAGCGCATTAAGGCCCGGCAGGAGCTCCTTCACCATTTGTGAACGTGAAATAGCCATGATTTAGCTCCCCTGACCAGTAGTGTTGTTCAGCTGATGACCAGCATTCCACTTGACCAGCGCCTCGGTGTAACCGCCAGATGCGTTCTTGGTTTCTTCAACCAAAGCAACGATACGGATCGGCAGAGTTGCGGTGTTTGCGGTGGTGTCATCAATCGCGATACGAGAACGACCAGTTGTAGTGTCACCGGTGTTGTTCACCATAGTTGCGTTACGACCAACGTCAGCCTGAGACAGGTCAGCGATGACGATCGGAGTCGTGTTTGCAGCAGAAGAAACAACAGCAACCTTGAACAGTACGTTCGGGTCGTCGACTACATACGCAGTAATATCAGAAGCAGTAATGCTGCCCGGATAGTAGTTGCGGAAGGTCAGACCATAGGTCGGATCCGTGTAAGAGCAGCCTACGAAGACGCCAATCGGCTCCATCGCAGCGTCTGCAACGTCACGAATAACAGTACCATCGGTAGTGATAGTAACAGCGTCACCGTTAAAAATTGCAGTAGCGTAAGCGCTTGCAATTTTGTAGGCGCGAGTAGCGCCATTGTACGGATTACCGTTGACCATCTTTACCGGTACCAGCCCGTACGGGCCTGAAACGGTAGGATATGCCATGAGATAACTCCCTTAAAGGAAAAAATTAGGTTCTACGAACCACGTCCAAAACTGACCTGCGACTTACGCTCCTTGTAGAGCGGCATACGCGGGTCATTCTCACGCATAAAGTTGTTGTCGACCGCATCAATCTGCGCTTTGTTATTGCGTCGATAATACGCATTACGCTGCGCGACCATTTCGTTCGGCATCTTGCAAAGGACCAATCCACCAATCTCTACGAGGCCAGATGCAACAGCGTCACCATCAATGTGAAGCTCAAGCTCAGGGTGGTCCTCAATACGACAGGTTTCCCAGCCTTCACGTGCTTTACGCGAAAAGTTCGTTGGATCAGATTTGCCCAACATGGACTTACGAATCCAACGGAACGTGACACCCTCTTGTGGTGTCGGTTCAGGCAACAGGTTTGCAGGTGCCCACTGCTTCTTACGCGCAGTCGCTTCACGATCTTCTTGCGAGCGCGAAACCGGACGAGGTTCACGGGTACGAGTTTCTTCAACCATTACTATTCTCCAGTTTCATCACTTCGCGAGCATAGGCTTCCGGCGTAATGCCGAGTTTTTTAGCCATCGCTACTTGCGATTGTGTTAGCACTACCTTCTTCCCCTTCGGAGTTCTTCCGGCGGAGGCGACGACGGTAGAGGGTCGGCGCTTTTCCTTTTTGGGGGCATCCTCGAACTTGTCGGGGAATACCTCACGCATGCGAGCATCTACATACTCGTAATAGTCGTCAGTTCCGGGTACATACCCGTCCTTGACTAACTTTTGATGGACACCCAGCGCAAAGCTGGTCATCTCATCGTCAGTTCCAAACCACTTGTTCCGGTCCCCCCACTCGCGATCTTTCGCAGGAGGTTCAGGTGCGCGAACACGCGGTTGTTGAACTTGATTATATACTGGGGCAGTTTGCTGTTGTAAAGCGTTGTTTTGCGGTACAGCGTATCGCGGAGCCATCGTGTTTACTTGGTCCGCTTGATACGTGGCACGAGTAAGGTTTTGTTGGGCAGCGGCAATCGCTTCCGAATCCCCTTGCTCATACGCATCACGGTACGCACGCGTAGCAGCTTCGAGCTGCAACTTGGCGCGTTCTTTCGCCTGTTGAAGCGCCCAGTTCTCGCCTTGGCTCAACTCACCACGAAGGCGGTCTCGCTCGGCCTGTAACTGTTGGGCATACACGGCGGCAGCTTCACGCTCACGAGCCGCTTCTTCTTTGGCTCGGCGCTCGTCATGCCACGCTTTCTTCAGCTGGTCGATACGCTGCTTAACCTTGGCCGAGTATTCCTCGGTTTCATCCTGCTCAAGTTCCGCCTTGACTTCATCAGGGAGCGGCTTGCGGTTGCGGTCTTGCGGCGGAGTATCGTCAACGATCTCAAGTTCGAGCTCGTCTTCTTCCTCGACCTTCTTAGCCTCTTTCTTAGGCTCGTCTTCAATCTCTACGTCAACTTCTTCTTCCATCTGTCTGTTTTTCATACCCGGAGGTACGCCAGACGGGTCGGAACCGATTACAAATTCGGTATCCGCAAAATCATCCTTTGATGCTGCCTGTGGCATAAATTACTCCTAAATGCGGGAATACCCCGATGGGTCTTCAACCACGGCCTCGACCGAATCATCGTTAATGATGCGGAACATTTCTTTACCGTGAATCTTGAAGCGCGTGCCGGAATAAGCACGGATAAGAACGTAGTCACCAATCTGGCAATACGGGCCATTTGGAAACCGCTTCTCGTCCTTGTACGCGTCAGGCCCCATGTCGATCACGCGCACCACCATCGTCGAAATCTCTTCATTCTTGATTTCGGTGGCGGCCTTCACGATGCCTGAATCGCCGTACGTTTCCTTAATTTCTGGTATCGCTACCAACAACCGATAGCCGCTTGGCTTCGGAATTTGCTGCTCAGTGAGCTGTGGTGCAGCCGGTTCGGCTGTAGTCATAACGTCTCCTTACTCGGATTTTTCAGCGGCCTCCATGAGGTCCAGCAGTAACCGCTCAGCTTGCGCCAAGCCCTTAATGACGCCCGTCATGTGGGCGTATTCTTCGTAGGATTTAGCTGACCCGGTTGCTACTGCATCCGTAATGTCATCCATATCCTTGCGAATTTCTTTGCGGAGATGTTCTCCGAATGTACGAATCATGTGCGCTCCTTAGCGTTTTGACAGGTCTACCCCTGCTTTCAAACCGGCCTTTTTGAGGTCGGCCTCGGTCTTCATTGCGTCGGTACGCATTTTCGACCCCATTGCTGCGCCAGCCTGCTTCTCTTGCGACATGGCGCGTTCGGCCTCCAACGCCAAGTTTTTGAGCTTGATGTCGTAGTCCATCTGATCCTTCTGGATCTTGCGTTGCAGCTCCCCTTCTTGGAGCTGAAGTTCTCTCTGCTGCATCTGGATGACAGGGTCCTGAGCCTGCTGCTGTGCCTGCTCGGCCTGCGCCTTCTGCTGTGCTTTGCCTGTAACACGCGGAGCTGCTTCTGCAACCAAACGCGAAATGGCAAGTTCTTGGTCTTCGGTGAGACGTTTTTCATCGTCTTCGCCGTCGAGTGCGGGGAGCGGTACGCCCAACTCCTGCTCGATCTTGGCGCGGTACAGGAACGCAAGGTGCTCGTTAATGTGCTCCATGCCAGCAGCGAGCTTCATCTTGGCCGCGTCGCCCTGCATGTCCAACATCTTCGAAATCTCTGGGTCCTGACCAAACGCCATGTGCGCCTGAATGTGCGCCTCGTGATCTTGGTACGCGAACGCCTTGACCGGCTTGCCCAACAACAAATTCATGTTCTCAGTCATCGGGTCCATCGGCTTGATGTCGTCATCGTTCGGCACGAGCATGTCTGCGTCCTTGATGCCCAACGTCTCGATCATGCGACGGTGCAACAACTTCTGGTCGTACAGCTGCGGAGCACCTTGAGCCAGCTGGAACGCCGCTTGGTACTGCGCGATGCGCTGTGACATTGTCGAACTGTTCGGATCACTTACCGGGATAATCTCAACCAATGAGTAGTCCCGCTTGCGCGCCATAAACTCTTCATCGCCCTGTGCGTCGTACTCGTACTCAGCCGGGGCCATGTCCGCCATGAGGCGCTTGAGGATCTTGAACTCTTTCTTCATCGCCGCGTGCACGCGAGCCTGCACCGCAGTCATGGTCTTCAGCTGACGCTCAAGGATCGCCAGTGTCGATCCAACTGGCGCGTTTGGCTGCATGTCGCCAACCTGAAGATCCGCCATTGACGCGAAGCGACGTGCTTCGTTGACAATCTTGTCGAGGAGACTTGCCAATACCGCCGACGGCTCCTTGTAGGGCAGCGGCATGATGTTGTCGCGGATTGTGCCTGTCGGGACATCGACATCACGGAACTCACCCGGAGAAATCGGAGTGTCGCCCCCACGGATGCGAAGCCCACGAGTACGGAAGCCGCCCGGCAAATTACTGAGCGTGCCTGCGTCCACAAGCTGACGCATGATGCTTGTTGCGCCCTTGGCGAAGCCACCGATCAGGTGAATCAGACCCAGACCATAGAACCCAAAGCCGGGGATGTACGTGTAATCCGCAAAGTGAATCACCTTGCGCTTCTTGTCGTCCATCTCTTCCCAGTTACGGTAGACGCTCAGGATCTCGCCGCTGTCCTTGAGAATAGTCACGACGTACGGCAGCTCGATGCCCGTCGGATTACCTTCTTTATCCAAGTCTTCGAAACCCGGAATGTCGAGCTCGCAGTGAATCTCAAGCACGGTGTAGCGGTCGTCGCGCGCTGCGTCGTAACCACCCAGCTCATTCTTGCGACGCTGGACGTCGTCCTCGTCAACAACGGTATCGCCCAGCTCGATGTCGCGGTAGAACCCACTGACCTGCATTTTGCGCAGCTCATTTTTTGTGCGCTTCATGCGATGTGTGTAACGCTGCGCAGTCTCCAAACTTGACGCGCCGAAGCTCACGACAAAGTCTTCCGCCGGAATAAACTGTGCGGTCGGACGGTCGGTTGACATGTCGTACAGAATCTTTTTGAACGCCGAACCCGCGATAGGCAGGTTCCACAACGCACGCTCGTGCTCCGAGCGGTAGTCCGGCATGCCGTCAGTCAGCATGTAGTTCATATCTTCACGAACACGCGTAGCGGCTTCTTCTTTCTCGTGGCTCATGGCCCCCAGAATTTTTGTCTTCACAGGACCCTGCGCTGGGAATGTCTCGACGATTGTCTCGGACTGGAACTTGACCACAGCCTCCGCGAGCAGCGGGTGGTACACACCGAACGCGCCTTCCCAAGGCTCGGAGCGGTCCTCGATCTTCAGGCCCAACAGCTCAAGCCCGTCGTAGTATGTCTGCTCCCACTCAGCACGCGAATCAATGTCGGTGCTGTACGCCTCCAACAAATCATCCGCGATGATGTTCAACTGATTCTCGTCGATAAACTCCGCGAGGTTGGCGGTATGCGGGATCTCATCCCCCTCGTCCCCGGCCTCGATGCGGAACAATGTCTCGCCGTTGATGCCAAACTCAACACTCTCCGGGTCCTCGACCGCAATCTCGACTTCTACGGGCTCTACGTCTTCCATTTCGTCGTCGAGTCCCATCGGGGCGCCATACATCGCTTTTTCAACTGCCATATTTCATCCTAATAGTACGCTGCGCGTACCGGCTGATAATCGTCATCGTCCCACGAATCAGTAGGGAGGCGAATGAAGCCTCCATCCCGAAAGCGCATCAGCGCATAAATCGTCGAGTCCACCAAGTCGTCATGCGGCATGGCTGGGAAGCCACAAACTTCGTCTACAACTTCTTCGAATACCGGCTCTGCGCATCTCTTGATACAAGGCAGTACCGGCTGATTTCTTTTCCACCACGAACCAATCTGGTTGCCAGTCACTGTACTCCTCGTAGGCGAGACGTTTTAACTCAGGAAACTCGAGGCGCTCCTTGATGGAGTTGAGCAGAATAATCTGCGCCTCGCTACGCCCCGTCTCCGGGCTGTCCATGTAGAACACACCCCACGTCGTAAGCGCGGTGAAGTCCGCACGGTTGTTCTTTTCTGCTGCGGCGTCGAGTGACATGATGACGTACTCGCACTGGGGCGGGTTGTCCTTTTCCCACTCTTGCCACCACTCCCGCTTGATGATCGCCGCGTCACGAGATGTCGGCTGCTGGAGATACTGCGCCGCCCACTGGAACCCCGGCATGGACGCCTTTGTTTTTAACAGGGCGTCGACCGGCC